GTTCAAAAAGAGAAAGAAGACTATTAATACTCATAATGAAATAATAGACAAATTATTTGAATATTTAGATTTCTTACAAACACCAAATCCTACATTTAACAATATGCCAATATGTCCTTTCATACAAGGAGATTTACAAACTGGTAATATAAAGTTTATGGTGTATAATTCCAATATGGAAAAATCACTTATTGAAATGATTCAAGAGTGGAATGAGTCCGATTTCAAGACTGGACTGATTCTACATATTGGTGATGATATGAAAACAATAAAAAGACAATCATATCAAAAATTCATAAATGAACAATTGAAAGAAAATGGTATGAAAGATATTAAGTTATTGATGTTCTCACCATTTGAAGATTTTAAAGTTGCAGGATTGGAAACAAGAAAGAAAGCACCTTGTGTATTATATAATTTAGCTAAAAAGAAAGATTTGTTTGAAGCTAGTAATAAATTGAAAAAGACTAAATGGTATGATAACTTTCTTACAGAAGACTTTAAACGATTAGGCATAAAAAAACATAAAAAATTGTTGTGATTTTTATTAATTTTTAATATTTATTACCGAAAGACACAATACACCGTCTACCCTTTTACGGTGTCTAAATATAACTTAACACATATTAAGTTTCCTGAATAAACTTATTCCAAAAAATACATTGAGGAGAAATATCATGGGAGATATTTTAAAAGAAGCTATAGCAGATGCTAAAGCAGTTAGAGAAACTGCGTTAGAAAATGCTAAAATGGCTTTAGAAGAAGCATTCACACCCCAAATCAAATCTATGTTGTCTGCAAAACTAAAAGAAGACGATATGGATGATGAAGCTGAGGAAGATATGCATGATGAAGGCGAACACGATGATGAAGCTGAAGAAGGTGAACACGAAGAAGGTATGCGTGAAGACGAAGATGAAGCTGAAGAAGGTGAACGTGAAGAAGGTATGCATGATGACGAAGCTGAAGAAGGTATGCATGATGACGAAGCTGAAGAAGCTATGCATGATGAGGGTGAAGATGAAGACGAGATGGAAGAAGGCAATCTTGACTTAGAAGCTATCATTAAAGAGTTAGAGTCTGAATTAACTGAAGACGATGATGAAGATGAAGCTGAAGAAGGTGAAGACATGCGTGAGTCTGAAGAAACTGTTGAAGAAGAGTATGAAATCGATGAAGCTGCTCTTACTGAAGAAGATGACGAGGACGACAAAGACGAAGTCGATGAAGAACTTGACAAATCATCTGGAATTGGTAAAGGTGACAATAAAGAAGATAATACTGATGTATCATCTGGTATAGGTGGTGGTAAAAAAGGTATGAAAGAATCTTCTTTAGAAGCTGAATTAAAAGAGTACAAAGAAGCAGTTCATTTCTTGAAAGATAAACTTCACGAAGTTAACATTCTGAATGCTAAATTGTTATTTACTAATAAATTATTTAAATCTTATTCATTAGATAACAATCAAAAACTTAAAGTGGTTGAAACATTTGACAGAGCTCAAACTACAAGAGAGATTAAACTTGTTTATTCTACACTTGCAGAACAGTTCGGTGATAATAGTTCAATCGTAACAAAAAAATCAATTAGTGAATCAGCTAGTGCTCCTGTTGCATCAACTAAACCATCTACAGAATCTCGTAAAGTGATTTCTGAAGAGGTTCAAGTTGCTAACAGGTTCAAAAAACTTGCTGGTTTAGTTAAATAACTTAGGAGATAAATATAATGTCAAATTATGTTAACGAAGCGTTATTAGACGCTTCTCCTTATAAAAAACAACAAGATGAAACGAAAGGTCTCGTTAGTAAATGGGACAAAACGGGTCTTCTTGATGGTTTGAATGAGGATTTTCAAAAAAATGGAATGGCTGTAATGCTTGAAAACCAAGCAAAACAGTTAATCCAAGAAAACTCTGCAACTGGTGGAGGTGCTGGTAGTGGTACTGCTGGTACGGCTGGTTCAGAAGAATGGTCTGGTGTTGCATTACCATTGGTTCGTAGAATCTTTGGTGAGATTGCAGCTCAAGACTTTGTATCTGTTCAACCAATGAACTTACCATCCGGTCTAGTGTTCTATCTTGATTTCAAATATGGAACATCATTAAGTAACTTTGGTAATGCTAATACTGCAACTACTGCTGGTGGTGTTAATAGGTCTGTTGTTCCAGGTGGTGAAGTTGAATCATTAGCTGGTAAATCAGGTCCTAACTCTCCAATCGGTTCATCTGCTCCGTATGGTGTTGGTGGTTTGTATGGTGAAGGTAGATATGATTATTCTATTAATATTAAAGAGAATAATGCTGTAACTGTTGGTTTAGTTGATGTTGCTTCAGAAACTGGAACTGCAGCTTCAACTGCTTCAGCAACTTATAAAGATATTAACTTCAGTCAAGAACATTCTGCTTCATTAGCACAAGGTAGCTTATTAAAAGTTACTTTTGATGCTGTTGCATTAGATGCTAAATTTGATACAAAAGCATTTAGAGCAGTTAAAATTGTTTCTGGTTCAGCTAATGTTAAAAAACAGTTCCCACAATTCACATCATTTGATTCTGCAACTGGTAATGTAACAATGATTGTATCTCAATCAGCTGCTACATTGAATGAATCAATTAAAGTGAACATACCATTACAACCTACTGAATCTGATAGAGGTGATTTTGAAGATACAGTTGGTGTTGCTGATGATAATAGTAACCTTAACATACCTCAAGTTGACTTACAATTGAAGTCTCAAGCTATTGTAGCGAAAACAAGAAAACTTAAAGCTGTATGGTCTCCTGAGTTAGCTCAAGACTTAAATGCTTATCATTCTGTTGACGCTGAAGCTGAATTAACTTCAATGTTAAGTGAGTACATTTCAATGGAAATTGATTTAGAAATACTTGATATGTTAATTGGTGATGCAGTAACAGAAGAGTTTTGGTCTGCAACTCCTGGTGAAGATTACAATGGAACAGGTACTGATGAAAGTGCATGGGCTATTACAACATTCTATGGAACAAGATATGAATGGTATCAAACTCTATTAGGTAAAATCCAAAAGGTTTCTAACGAAATCCAAAGATTAACTCTTAGAGGTGGTGCTAACTTCGTAGTTGTTTCTCCGACTGTTGCAACAATCTTAGAATCAATACCTGGATACATGGTAAGTACAGATGGGAATAAATCTCAGTTTGCTGCTGGTGTTCAAGTAGCAGGAACTATGAATAATAGATTCACTGTTTACAAAAACCCATATATGACTGAGAACAAAATACTTGTTGGTTTCAGAGGAAGTAATTTCTTAGAAACTGGTGCGGTATACTCACCATATGTACCACTAATTATGACTCCATTAGTATATGACCCTGAGGATTTCACACCAAGAAAAGGTGTAATGACTCGATATGCTAAGAAAATGATTAGACCAGAGTTTTATGGTACAATTAATTGTAAAGACTTAAACTTAGTATAAGTTAATTAATTCTTTACTAACCTCTTAATATAAGGAGGTTAACTTAGTTGAAAAACCCCTACTTTTTGTGGGGGTTTTTCTTTTACATTTGATATTTATATATGAATTATAGAATATAATTTACTAGCTTGAGTAGTCACTAAACAAGGTTAGTATAAAAAAATTAAACAATCCTGAGAGTAGTGACTCAACATTAGGAGAAATAAAAATGGCAAAAAGAGTAGGAAAATATAAATTAACGAAAAGAGATAGTGATATATCTATCGTTGATGGTGGAACAATATCTGGTAATGTTACTTTAAATGGTAGTCTTACTGGTGGAACTAACGCTGCAGATAATGTTATTAAACAATTTGATGGCACAGAAGTAGCTAGAATACATGATGGTGGAGTTGTTCCAACAGCAACAGGAACTTCAACTTCTTTAACAGCAGGAACAGGACTTGGGTTAAGACGAAGAGTATTAACATTAGGTTCAGGTAATAATGATAATGTTTTAACATTAACAGCAGCAGATTGTGGTGCAGTTATTTATGTTACACCAACAAATAATCTATCTATTACACTACCCACAGTAGGTACGGAGACTGGATTATGGTTTGATATAATTATTGCAGCAAATCATAACAAAACTTTCACAATTAAAACTGGTGGACAAGATGGTAATGATAATATAACCGTTCACAATATTATTGAAAGTTCTACAGCTGCTGACATTGTTCAAGTTGATGTTGGTGGTTCTGACCACGATATATTAACTTTTACTAATGCTTTAGTTGGCTCTAGAATTGAGTTAATAAATTGTGCTGGTGGTGCTGCAGAAGAATGGCATGCATATGTAAGAAGTATGGATGCAGTAGTAGGAACAATTGCATAATAACTAAACCTTAAAACGATAACAAACTTAAAGGGTGGGATTAATTTCTCACCCTTTTTTGTTTTAATTGATATTTATATATGAACAATTATACCCATTTTGGAGAAATTAATGTCAAAATTTCAATTTTTATATGAAGACCCAACAGCAACTTTACAAGTAACTGGTTCTACACCACACGGAATCTATGACGCTGATTCCGAATTTCAAACCGATAGTTTAACGGTTTGTAAATATGTTGCAACAAAACTTGGACATCCAGTTATGCAACTTGAATTTAATAGTGGTTCTATATATGCTTGTTTAGAAGAAGCAGTATCAGAATATTCACAACAAATCAATCATTACAATACAAAGAATTGGATGTGGGAACATTACGGAAATACTGATACCACCACTGGAATGAGTTCAACAGGTTCACATCAAGCTGAAACTCCTGTGGGTGGAATGTCTTTATTTACCTTAGCAGAACAATACGGACAAGCTGTAAATGTTGGAGGAAACACTACAATGTTTACAGGCTCAATAACCATCACATCATCTCAACAAGTTTATGACTTACCAAGTGAGGCTAATTTAGAGTCAAGTGTTACAACTACAAATCCAATGGTGGTTCAAAGAGTATTTAATCAAGCACCCGCTGCAATATCTAAATTTTATGACCCTTTTGCTGGAACTTATGATAACATTGAATTATTAGATTCTTTTGGATTTGGTAGTGTATCACCAGCAGTGTCTTACATATTAAGACCAATATCATATGATTTGGCTAGAGCTAATGCGATTGAAACAAATGACTTGATTAGAAAATCTGCATATTCATTTGAATTAGTAAATAATAAAATGAGGATATTTCCAAAACCTACATCAAAAGATGCTGGTGATAAAATATATTTTCATTATTATAGACGAGAAGATATGACGGATGTTACTCAAACTAAGACAAGTGGTAAAGTATCTGACCCATCAAACATACCATATAAATTTATTGTATATAATGAAATAAATTCAATGGGTAGAAATTGGATTAGAAAATATACTTTAGCATTGTCAAAAGAATTATTAGGAATTATTAGAAGTAAATATGCTTCATTACCATTACCAAATGGAGAAGTCTCTATGGATGGTGAAGCTTTAAAGGCAGAAGGTAGAGAAGAGAAAGCAAATTTATTAGAAGAATTAAATAATTTCTTAGAAGCTGTTAGTAAAAAAGAACAAGCAATTACAGAACAAGAAGTTGCAAATGCTCAACAGGAAGTATTAAATAAAGCTCCATTAAAAATATACATAGGATAATTAAATGTCTCAAACAAAACCATTTTTTATACCACAAAAAGAATTTGATTTATTGAATCAAATGAATGAAGAATTAATTGATGAAATTATTGGACAATCAGTTGATATTTATAAAGTGAATATTGATAAAACTGAAGATAATATGTATGGTGAATCAACCGCTAAATACTATGATATAGGATTCAGAGTCAATTGTTTGATTGAATATGCTGAACCTACGATAGAACAAGACGAGTTTGGAGCAGATTTAAATTCAAATATAACAATGTTCTTTCAAAGAGAAAATTTATCAAGTGGTTCATTGAATTTTTATCCTGAAATGGGTGATATTGTGGATTGGAATGATTATTATTGGGAAATCAATGGAACAACAGAACCAAAATTATTCGGAGGACATCCGAACTTTAAACATAACATTGTAGCGACAGCACATCGTTCAAGATTATCATCGTTACAAATAGAGGAAAGGCCTAAATAATGAGTTTAGATATTTTAAAAGAAAGATTTAATGGAAAACTAACAACTATCAAATATGAACAAGAGATAGATTATAGAGAAAAGACTATTAAAAATTTAGAGGAAGAAACTAACAACTTATCAAATCAAGTGGTAAATTTAGAAAATGAAAAAACTAATCTTTTACAAGAGTTAAATAAAGCTAGAAATTTTGAAACTGGATTATTTTCTACAAAACAAAAAGAGTTTGAAAATAAAATAAATGAAAGAAAATATGATATTGAAGAACTTGAAAGTGAAAATTATTCTTTACAAGAACAAATTAACAAAAAAAATGAAAGACTTGAATATAAAGATAAAATAATTAATAACTCTAACAATATTTTAAAAGAGGCAAAAAATAAAATAAATCGTTTAGCTGCAAAATTACAAAATTCAAAAAATTCTAAAAAAGAATTAAAGTTAGAAATTAGAAAAACTTATAAAGAATATTTATTTGAGATAAATAATTTTGAAAGCCAAATAAAAGATAAAAATCAACTTATAAGTGAACAGAAACAAATATTAAAAGAAAAAAATAAAAAAATAAAACAAGTTACTGATATAATAAAAGAGATAAAAACAAAAAATGATAAGAGTAACGAAGTAATCAATGAGTTAAGTGATAAATTACAACAAAGTGAAAATTCCTTAATTGTAGAAAATGGTAAATTTCAAAAAGAAATTGATAGTAAAGAAGATACAATTTCAGAATTACAAAGTGAAGTGGATATACTTTCAAATAAAGTAATTTCATTATCTGAAACAGTTGAAGACAAATCTGTTTTGGAAAAAAGATTACAAGAAGCAGAACAATTTCAACAGGTGGTTAAAAATACTAAAAGTAATTATAAACAAGTTCCACAAATGAAATCAAAATTATTTAATACAGATAATTTAATTTCAATGTTAAAAGAGGTATCAAAACAAAAACAAGGTCCAAAACCACTGTCTTGGAAACAATGGATAGAAATACCAGAAAATAAATATTTAAATGAATTAAATCATAAAATAGCTAAAAAAATATTTAATGAAAATAATAATTTATATTTAGAAGATGAGAGAAGAAAACACGACAGACACTCACGAATGGAGTTAGAAGCCTCATCCACTGCATTATTACCATTAACAGTTGGTAATTTAAAAGGTTATTATTCATCAACATCATTATCCAATCTTTCAAATGAAGACAATGTTAGTCAATGGGATGATTTAAGTGAAAGTAAAAATCATTTAACACAAGGTACTGCTAATGCACAACCTGAATACAATGCTGTAAAAAATAGTTTACAATTTAAAAGAGGGAGTAGTGATTTAGACCATATGGATTTCACAACTGGTTTAGCTTTATCTGAATTTACATTGTTTTTTGCACTTGATTTTGATGATAACGCACGTCAAGTGTTATTAAAAGATACTGCTGGAAATGACTTAATTGAGGTTTTATACATTAATCCCAATAGAGCATCACTTTTAGTAAAGGGTAATGATGGGACTAATAGTGTATCTTCAACTGTTCTACCTGATGACGGCACAATTCCACAAAGCAAAAGACATTTATTAACTTGTAGAAAGAAAGCACACAATAGTGATGATGGATTTGGACAAGTGGAGTGGTTCTTAAACAAAACATCTTTAGGAACAAATAATGATTATGATGAAAACATTTTACAAACCATTAATGAACTTGGTTTTGGAAATAGTGGTACGGGATTCGAAGGAAACATATATGAAATGGCGATTTATGAAAAAGCTTTAGATGGTGGGCAACTTGGAAAATTACAAGACTACTTTATCGATAGAACAAATATAAGTGTATAAGGATAACCAATGGCTGTTCAACAAATAACAGGAAAAAAGATTACTAAGTATGATACTTCAAATCCTAACTTTGTAGAAAAACCTAAACCAAAACAAGAGGTGAGTGGTAATGTGCAAGAGGATGAAGATATGTATGGTGAAAGAAAACACACTTACATACCCGAACCAAATGGTAATCTACAAATGGAACAAATGATGGGTAAGTTGATGAATAAGTTGGATAACTTTGATTCACCGAGTCAAACAGGTGTAAAAGCTATTGAAGTAGATATTAAAAAAGAAATTGCAATTGGTAAAGCTGATATGAGTAGTATTAAATCAGAAGAAGTAAAGGGTAAAGTTAATAACAAATTAGATAAACTTAAAAAACTGAGAAGACGAAATGGCCGTTAATAAAATAACAAATAAACAAACACTTAATAGGGAGTCAGTTAATAGAGCCACACAAGTGTCTACAAAAACTAATAGAGTTCGTGGTAATGCAAAACAGACATTAACTCCAGGAAAAGATTTTAATAATAATTTTGCTGTAACATTAAAAGATATTGATACATCTGTAATGACTCATATGAAAAATGTAATGAAACCAAAAATAAAAGAAGCTAACGAAATAATTAAAGTTCCTGTTTATTATGGTAATGAGGAAAGATGGAAAAATTTTAGAAAAAGGGGTGTGTTAAGAGATAAAAATGGCTCATTAATATTACCATTAATTATGTTTAGAAGAACTGATGTTTCTTTTGATGATAATATGCCTATGTCTTTCGACCACGATGTAAAAGGTGAATTTATAAAAGTAGCTAGAAGTAATGCCTGGTCAAAAGATAATCAATATGATAGATTTTCAGTTCAAAGAGGACTTAAACCCGTACAAGAAGTTATTTATACTGGAATGCCAGACCACGTAGTTTGTAATTATTCAGTAGTAATGATGACTAATTATATTGAACAAATGAATATATTAAGTGATTTATTTCTTGAACATATTGGAACATACTTTGGTGATTCAGAACAATATAAATTTTTATCTTCATTGGATGGTAGTATAAGTGATGCATCTGAAATGAATCAAGATGGTGAACGATTGATAAAAACTGAATTTGGTTTATCAATAAAAGCATATGTAATACCTGAATTTACAAGTAATATATTTGGAACAACTAATGAAACTTCAAAAGCACTTACACCATCAAGAGTTGTGTTTGGGTTTGAGGGTGATGCTACAGACGAACAAGTAGGAAAATAAATCACTTGTTTTGAAAATTTATATATATTTATATATGAAACATTAATGGAGGTTATAAATGCCAGAAGAAGTAAAATTCACAGAAGAAGAACTTAAACAAGTTCAAGATATACAACAAAGTTATGCAAATGTTCAAAATCAATTCGGACAATTAAAATTAGCTCAAATCAGATTAGACGAACAAGAAGTTGAATTAGAAGAATCTTTGAAATCAATTCAAGATGATGAAAAGAAATTTCTTGATGGAATTACTAATAAGTATGGACAAGGTTCTTTAAATCCAGAAACAGGTGTATTCACACCAAATAAATCTGAATAATAAAAAAAAAATTATCGTTTGAGAGTTTAATCATATATTTATATATGAATAATACTAATGCGCAAAAATAGTATATACCTCAAAAATTAAAAAGTTAACTTAGGAGAAATTCAATGGCCGAAAAAATAATTTCACCTGGTGTATTTACAAATGAAATAGACCAGACGTTTTTACCTTCCGCTGTGGCTGATATTGGAGCTGCACTCATTGGACCAACACTTAAAGGTCCTGCAGGAATCCCAACCGTTGTAACATCATTTTCTGATTTCCAAGCGAAATTTGGAGATACGTTTAGAACGGGTTCGGATTCAGTCCAATTCTTAACCTCACATGCAGCTGAAGAATATTTAAAAAATTCAGACACACTAACTGTTGTTAGAATAATGGCAGATGGTTCACAAGGTTTTGGACCAGCTTCCGCTGATGTTGTTACTACAAATTCAACCGTAACAACTGGTCTCACTCCAGCTACTGGTTCTGTAAATGCAACTACATTTAAAACAGGTATTGGAGAAGTTTATAAAATAACACAAGGAAGTGATACATTTACATTCATCGCATCTGGTGATGGTGGTGGTGATGCCTCAGATGATTCAATTAGATTCTTTGTAAATGGTGCTACGAGAGGAGCTCATATTACAAACTTAGTAAATGAAATAAATGCTGTTTCCGCACTAAATGTAACAGCAGAATCATCATCAAAAGGAATTTTAGGACTTAGTGCTTCATTAGCAGGAACAACTTCAAATGGTATTACATTCCTAACAGCTTCTGCTGGTGCTCCAA